TATTTCTTGTTGTCTAGATTGTTCAGTAAGAGTAGTTCTTTTAGTTATTTCATCAGCTAAAGCCTGAGTTTGTTCATTTTCAGCTTTAATTAAAATATCTAATAATGCTTTATTGAATTTACCTAATGCTCCTTCATATTGTTTTGGGTCAGTATATCCTTTTTCTTTGAGTAATTTAATTAAATCGGGAACTACTTTCTCTAAATTCTCAAATCCATATTTAAATAAGTCTGGATTTTGTTGGGCAAAATCTTTTACTTTATTATCAGTCTCAGTAATTACTTTTATTAATTCAGTTCTGTAAGTTTCGATATCCATTTTTGTCGCATCCGTCCCCATAGCAAATAGAGTAAGGAAAACTTCTAAATCTTGTTGTCTGTCTTTAAAAAAGTTTGCTTGTTCTTCGGTAATTGATCCTGCCTTTTTACCAATTTCAACCATTGCGTCTATGGCTCCTTTTCTTAAATGAGTTATAGCAACAGCAAATGTCTCTATATTAGTAACATCACCGGCAACATTTCCTAGTAATTTACCATATAGGGCTTCCATTTGACCACTTAATGTTGCTTGAGCCTGAGCAATATTATTTGCAATTCTTTTAGCTTTTTCTTCTTCTGTTTCTAATTGTTTTGTACCTGCTTTTCTTAAATCATTTATTGTTATTTGATTTGATTTTTGTTCATTTTGTAAGTTTAATATAGCATTGTAGTTCTTTATTTCTGCCTCATCTAATTCATTTATTCTTGCTTTTTGTTCTGCAGATGCTAAACTATTTACTTTTATTACATTTAATCTATCTCTTTCAGCTTTATCTAACTTTCTTTGAGCTTCTATTTCTTTTATTAAAGCATCTATTTGTTTTTGTCTGGTTGCTAGTATCTGTGTTTCAGTAACTCCTCTTAGTTCTAAATCTAATAAAATGCCTTTATTTATTATTTCCTGTCGTTGTAAAGAACCTTCTAAATCAACACTTGCTCTACTTAAATCTTCAAAACTATTAGTAGTATTTTCAGTTTCATCTTGTAATAAGATAAAGCTTGCTACTAAAGCACCTACAGCTACAGCAACAGCCGTTATAGGATTTCTTACCATTGCAGCAGTTAAAGCAGTAAAAGCCGTTCTTACTCTACCTAATATACCAACCGACGCATTTTGGGCAGTATTATTTGCAATCGTTGCAGTTGTGTTCGCAGCAGTTGCAACAGTTGATGCTTGTTGTACTTTTCTGAATAAGTCAGCAGCTTCTCTTAATTCTTTATATCCTTCAAATACCCTTTTAGCACCATCGGCAAAGGCAATAGCAGATGTAGCAGCTTGTTGAAATTGTTTTTGTACTTTTTCATCTACTCCAATTAATCCCATAGCACCTACTACAACTTCTACTGATCCTCCTAATACATTAATTGCTCCTCCAATTGCTTTAATACGGGCTTCTACAACATCAAGATTAGATGCTTCAAAATTAATTCTAGCGGTTTCTTGTACCATTGTTTTATATTATGTCTTGATAAATATTTTACCCAGATTTATGAATTTCTAAATTAGGCATCTATTCCATACCCTCCTCCAGCATAACTTATATTAACTGCAGCAACCGGCCATGAATGGCAACCCTCTTCATGGGTGCCTGCTTCTATACAGGTACCAACAGCGGTACTATGGAATTTAACTTCTAAACGATCATTTACAGGATCTGTTATATTCACTATCCAATGATGAGATAAACTATAATATTTTTCTTTGTCATGTGTATGAGTAGTAATAGCGGTATATGGTATTTCAACTCCATTTAGTGCTAATGCTATAGTAAGATCCTCATTGTTTGTAGCTGAAAAAGCAGTACAACTAAAATTAACATTCCATTTACCGAGATAAGGGAATTTAAATTCGGTTGCACTAACTTGTTCAACGCCATAACTAAAAGGGTTATTATCAAAAGCTATAGAAAAACATTTGGTTTCTTCAGTTGAACATTGTTTTGAAGTAGCTATGGATTGTAAATAGCTATTCCTGCGTTGTTCGGTTGTTCTTCTAATTACTTGCCACCAAGCCTGACTAACAGCAGTATCATAAACAGCATGTATTTCACATACTTGCCAAGGCTCATCTAATAAAATATAATTGCTACTACCTAAATAAGAGGGTTTGAATGTATCACTACCACCTGCAGTTATTACTACTTGGCTTGATGGGCTACAATTTTCGTCTGTATAAAATATTAAGGATCTACCTTGTGAAGGGAAATTATTACCTGCACCATCTATATCATCTAAATTAATACCTTGACCCCCGTTACTACCATCGTGTTTAACATAAAATACATACTTGTTTCTACCTTGTTTTGTATTTAAGTTTGTGGTCATACTAGCACTTCCATTTATTATGTATGGCTTTGCATTGAACCAATATGCTTCTTCTAATCCTGTAGAAGCCATTACGTTCATTCCATAATATTCTGGGAGTGTTGTAAAATCGGTATATATTGAACTTACTTTATTAGGAGCTAAGTTTTCAGTAGCATTAAATCTACCAATAAAGTTAGTATTAGTTGATGAATCTATTATTGAACCACTTACATTAATTAATACAACATTATTAGTTTGAATACTAGAATTATAATCAGTTGATACAGTGCTTAATATTTGGTTAGCATCTCCATTTATTATTGTAAGATTACTTGAACCTGCATTTTCACCAACTAAGTTAGCCGAGCTATTAAGTATGGAAATTCCACTGCTATTTTCATATACAACGTTTTCATCTCCTACTAATAATAAATTATCTAATTCACCCTTTATCTCATTTAATCCCCCCATTACATTTGTTCTGTTGGATTCATTATTAACCACATTTGAGCCCATAATTCTTTGAGCAAATATCTGTGATGTGTTTGGTAATAAAGTATCTATTTGATAACTTACTGTACTACCAGATACAATAAATCCATCTTTTGGAGCAGCTATTTCTAATAAAGAAGCAGATGTAATAGGATCTCCAGTAATAGCATTTTCATATGTTACAGTGCCGTCTCTTAAATAATTACTAATTCTAACAGGGGGCATAGCAGCAGGATCATTTGGTCCTGTGCTTGGAGTTGTTCTACGTGAGGGTTCTGTTGTTATTCTTGTGGGTACTTTTAATAATTCTACTTCTACAACAGAGGGACGATTTAAGTTAGCATTACTAAGTTTATTTATCCTCCAGTAATTACCCATTATAAAGTATTTGCTATTTAACTTTAGAGTAGCTAATTCAGTTGGAGTTAAGTAAACATTACATACTAATTTTCTTGCATCATCGTCGTAAATCCCGTTTAGATACGAACCCCAATGATTCAGATATGCCCCAAATGGTGTTTGTGAATTTATCGGTGCGGTAACATATGGCACCCAATAAAAACCGCTAAAATGCAAATCTTTACCGCCATAAAAATCAACAGGCAAAGACGTCATTGTACTCATTTGATAAAAATTAGACATCGATATAGGCAAATTAGTTGATTGATCTAATAGCCAATAATTGCCTGGGTTTATGTTTCCATTATCGTCGATACCTTTGGCTTCACTTGGAACTACTTTCTTGCCACCATCAAATAATAAACGTGGTTTAAATTGTATCGGTGTTTGTTGTCCATTATCGTCTTGAGCACATAAATGAGGAACAATATAATTTGGTCCATTTGGAATACCTGCAACAGGAGTTGGAGCAAATGTTGCTCCTATTTTTTTCTCACCTTGACTAATGTCATTATCTGCTTGGAATACATAAGTTCCAAAATTAAATTCAAACGGATTTTTACTTTTAGCATCTTTGTTGTAGAAGTCATTATCATCTACATCACTGAATACTATTCGTTTTGGTTGTTCAAAAGCAGGGTGTGTAATCTCAAATTTTTGAGACATGTCTACTTTATTAGTCCAATCTATGTTTGCCCCTTGATTCATCCAATCTTGGAAGGGCTCTATTTTTATTACTTTTGGATTATCAACATCTGGTTCAAATACTAAATTAAATTTCTGTGCTAATCCTTTCATTATATCATACCCAGTCATACTAGCAGGAAATTGTTTACCCATTAGTACTGTTTGTGTAGGAGTAGAAGCAGCGCCTTGATTTGAAAATATTTTAACCCAAGAAGGGTGCGTTGTTGAGAATTTACCCCCCCAGTTTGTTCTATTTATTAATTCTATATAACGAGTTGTGCCTGGTTGTGTATCTTGATATTGACCTCCAATTCGTATTGTATCCCCTCCTGTTAAATATTGTGTTGTAGAAAAGGGTAAACTACCTGTCGGTATTTGTCCTTGTTTTCTCCATGATAATAAATTAGTAGTATTATTTTTCCATACATTTACATAAAATAAAGGATCTAGGGCTCCTACTAAATTAGCATTACGATGATACCAAAAAATATTACCTTGTATTGTGTACCACCCCGTTTCTGGAACTGCGTATGTTCCTGTTAAAGTATCAAAATAGCCACCTTGATTATTGATTATTTCATCAAATGCTATATAACCACCTGGACCTGGATTGAATATTGCTGTAGATTGTGATAATTCAGCAGTAACCCAGCTTGCTTGAGGAAACTCACTTACAGGACCAAGTGTATTAGTCGCAGTAGATAAAATATATACATCATTAAAATAAGCACTATCAAAGAACGAAGAAGTATAAGTAAATGAAGAACCACTAAAAATAGTATCTACTACTGCTTTTGCTCTAATAGCAGGCTTAAAATCAATCGGTCTTAGGGGTTTTCTATAATTATCAAATGTATTTGATTTTTTTGTATTTGCGGGTAGCGATGAACCTCCATAAAAAGCATATTGTGGACAAGCAGGATCATTAACATTCATGCCGTAGTTTACGCTAGGATACTTAATATCTCCATTAAATAATTGATCATCCCAGCTAGCGGTAATCTGTTGTACTGTAAGAGCGTGATTATATTGACTAAAATCTAAACTAGCTATAGTCATTTTTTGTAGCTCTTGTTTTAGGGCTACAGTTTGATTTATTATTACTACTTTATATTGATTGTTTCCTTTATTGTCCGTTAATACCGATTTGAAATAAAGCTTGCCTCTAAATAACTCTATCCCGTCGTTCATTACAGAGGCGGGGTAATAATGAGTTATGTCTACTTTTGATGATGCTCCTGCTAAATCTAAATTACCAAAAAAATCTTCAACTGTGTTTCCTGATTTTATCCCATCTTCATCAGTTTGATTTGTAGGGACAAGTATAAATTCTTGAGTCCCAGCACCAAATAATTCTCCAATATCACCATTTTCAATAGCCGATATTGTTGTTTTTAGTTCTGTTCCTTGACCTACTGTAAAATCAAAGAAACTACCTGTTTGATTCTGTACTCTAATTATTATGCTATTCATAAATTATAATCTAGGAGTTGGTTGGTTAGCGGGCATTAGGCTTATCTGATACTGAAATAATTGTTGGGTACGAGGATTAGTTTTTTCTATTAAATCAGCAGATACAATTGTAATAGGAATCCAAGCAGAATATGTTGTTGAGTAATAAAATACTTGTGCAGAGTAAAATAATTCTTTTAACCAATCAGCTTCATCTTGATCTAACCAATTTGAGTTAGCAGTCCATGTTTCTTCTATTTTATTGTAAAAGTTTTTCATTCCCCGTCTCTGTCTAATACTAGTGAATATACCTCCTGTGCTTGTATTTGAGTAATTTACAAAGTTTTGCTCAAATGATTCTCTTGTTATATTTGCTCTTTTATCTAATTGTAAATCAAATGTATAAAAATCATATACCCCATATTCATTTTTCCAAGCAAATCTTATACCTTCATATTCACATTCAGCTTCGGTTCTATTTAATCTAAATCTATCCCATATTGCGGTTGTATCAATAGTTGGAGTAGCATCTGTTTGTCCATATAAAGTTACAATAGCATAACTCCAATCAAGTGTATTCCAAGCCGTATATGCGTTGGGCCCTATATTAGCAGCCATTAAAGAATAATTTACTCCAGAGGTTGTATTCGAATAGTTTAATTGTGCCGTTACATCACTCCATAATGTATTACTACCCTGACGAGGACCACCACCAGCACCACCACCTGTTATATTATATGATGTTATTGTTGTTAATAACGTATTAGCGCTATCATAAACTTGTATAACATGTGCAAATATATCTTGTGCTTGATTAGTTGTAGCAAATGTAGTATCTTCATTGCCCTGTAAAAACGATACAATTAATGACTCATTATTTCTTATAGAAGCGGTACGGGGCATATCTGTTAAACATACCTGTCTTGTAAAAACATTTGATCCTGCAGTCGGGGTAGGGGTTGTTGGAAACCACTTAGTTGTAGATACCCAGTTATATGATGTTGCAGCCGCAGTTAATTTATCATTTGGGTCTGCTAATCCATTCCATACAAAGTAAAAATTAGAACCACTAACGGCAGGATTACCCGCCGAATTTGAATTACCTGGTCTCAATATTACTGATGATGAAGGCGATGTTCCCCATTCTTCTCCCCATCTAACAATATATCGCATTGCATTAGTAGATGAGCGAGTCCAAGGACTAGTAGTAGTTAAAGTAGTAGGGGCAGGGTCTGTTAATTGTGTTTGTAGTATTGTACCAATATCAAATATAACATTACCAGATGAATTTGGTTGTTGTTTTATTCTCTGTAATAGTACTGTAGGAGCATTATTATTGAATATATCTCCTACTACCCTATATTGAGCATTTGAACTTGAGGGAGAATTTAATTGAAATATATTAGTATTATTTGCTACCCCAGTAAATGTTGGTTGTTTGGTAACTGATATTGCCATTTTAGTTTCCTGTTTTAAGTGATGTTCCTTCTATATCTTGTTTTATTCTTTTCATCATATCAACTGCTCCTTTGTTTGCTATATTTTGCATATTTTGATTTAGGGCATTAACTAAAGATGAATTAATAAAGGGTTTTGCTTTTTTGAATCTTTGTCCTTTAGCTCCAATTGCTCTAGCAATCATAAAAGCTAATTGTGTTTGAGTAATCTTACCTTGTGGTCGTATATTTTTTTCTCTAATCCATTCTAAAATCGATTGAACAGGGGGTCGTTTTCCTTTACCACGTTTTGCTCCGTCATCTACATAAAATCCATACTCTAACATTTGAACTGCAACCGATATTTTATTCTGGGTTTCGGTTGGGGTTAGTAATTTCATTGATTTTGCTAATCTTCCCGTATTATATGATCTATTGCTTTTTAATTTGGCAATAGCATATTCTACATAATCGCTTGCTAATTGTTCAAGCGCGGGTTCAAGATTAGTCCAATTAATATATCCCATTTTGTTATGCTTGAGGATAAGCGCAATAGTCAAGTACCGCCATATCAGTGTATGTTAAAGTTGCTACCCAACCAAATGCTCTGTCGTTGAATGCTTCACTTACAGGAGTAATACTTTGTAGTGTTGTCCATTCCCTTTGTGGTTGTAGATGTAGATTTATATACCCCATAATATCATAAATGTATTGTTCTGTATTAGATAGTATGGATAATCTATTTGAATCATCTAAAGGGGGAACATCTAAGGAATATAATTCAAATACTAAACTACGAGTACCACTTGTACCAATTGTTGTAGTATTCATACCTGGTGATGTAATAGGCCTAAGGAAAATATAAGGGTATACTACGTTCTGGGATGTTGCATCTAAGGCATCTAAATCACCTTCAGCAAATGTATTGATGCTTAAATGATTAAGAGAAGCAGATTGAAATGTTTCAACTACTTGGCTATAGGTCTTCATATTATAGTTTGTTATATTGCGTTTTTACTCGTCTATACTCGATGATTCTTCGGTTTGCACGGAGGGTGTTGATTTGGATTTTTTAATCGTAGTAACAACGCTATTTTCTTCAGTGTTAAATGTTTCATATTCTAAAGGAGCGGGTGGTTCACCAACGCCATTTGCTTGAACATCTTCTACTATAGATAAAGCACAAGTTAAGATAGCAGCTACTTGATTTGGATTATGTCCACTAGCTAACCAGCCAGCGATTGATTGTCTTAAAGCATAAGACTCGGGGGTACAATTTTTACATGCCATATTTTAATTATTTAATTTTATATCGGTTTTGGTTTTCAATTTGTTTTTGACGTTGTCTTTTAATATACGCAAGGTCTTTTTCAAGCGCGAGCCAGTTGAGGACAAAGATGTAGTTGAGATTTGTGATACACTTATCCCCTGTGACCCTAAGGATGGATGTTTCTGAGAGATGATGAATTGTACTAAACCATCCCCAATGTTGACTGAATGACCTTTCATCGTTAACTGCATCTCCTTGGACGAATTCTTCAGTACCTTCTTCTTCTTCTCCGCCGTAGTTGCTTCCGAATAGCGCATGATACTTGGTGCTATTAAGCTTGTTTGAAGCAAAAAAAAACTAAGAGCTCCTAAAGCAAATGCAACAGGAAATTTATGCATTGTTTCAGTATTAACTACTGAAGTTGAGTAATTATAGGGTTCTAGTGTATAATAATCCCATATATTAGTCATTTGTTTTGCTCCTACTTTATATGCGTTTACTATTTTATATTCTAAAGAATTAAACTTATGTTCAGTTATAGGGCGATACATTATTGCCATTATTTGAGCTAAGTTTTTATTCGGTTCTTTAACTAATTTTTCTAAGTCAACATATTCACCTAAAGTCATCTGGGATAAATCAACATACCCATGTAATACTCCGTCAATCTCAATTATAGGGTAAAATATAGGAGAAGATGTTTGTTCTAGTATTTCACTAATTTTAGTATATTCAGCTATTACTTTATCTTTAGGGATTTGTCTAATTTCGTCCATAGACTTGCCATAATAATAACTCATAAATTCTTCACATCTGTCTAATTGTGTAGCATCTTCAGGAACATTGTTCCATACGTTGAAGTCTCTAATTGAAAAATATTTTATTGTTTCCATTTCCTAATAAATATTTGATTTTTTTTTGAAAATTCTTAAATTATACTTGGTTTCTTAAATAATTTTATATATATTATATGTAATGTATTTGTGACGAATACCTAATAAAAACATCTGCCAAGAGAGTCGATCGTGTGGTTCGACTTCGTTTTTTAGAGCCGTAATTTACGGCTCTTTTTTTATCCCCACATAGGCCTAATTTTACTTGGTTTTCCAATATAAATTGATTTTCCTGAATTGCCGAATATTTCATTTCTGGCTAGATTAGCTAACATTAAGGACATTACAATATCATCATGTTGTCCTGAGGGAGCAGAAAACGTTAAAGCGCCATTTGCGTTTACTTTGTAGCTATAAGCAGATAATTCATTATAACATTCAGGCATTAATCCTCTAGAGGGCAATATCAATTCAGCTGTTTCTATATCATTGATTAGTTTTCTTATGCCCTTTAATTTTGATTCATTTGTTGTGGTAAAGGGAGTAATTTTAAGTCCTGCTTTTTGTATTAATTCAAATACTGCTTGTCCGATGTTGTTGGTTTCGATATAGCCATTTTTGACTCTGTGTTTTCGCATATATGCGATGATAGTATTTGCAGTAGATTCAATTGTTTGTCCATTGAATCGAAGTATACCCGTTGTAATTCCTTGGTCGGTAAGTAGTGTACAAACTGTG